CCGGGAACTGCCTGAAAATGACTACTTTAAAGCTATGATAACAGAACTTGAATATATCAAAAAAATGCTATCGGAATTAAACCCAAAAAACTAAATATTAATACTATGAAAAATAGAGCAAATAATATATGTACATTGAAAATTAAAGGGACAAAAATAATTCCAAACCTCTTTATAAAAAATGCATATAAGGCAGAAATGCCTTATAAAGGCAGGCTGCACAAGTCATACTACAATATTGAAGCAATATGCTTCGACAAAAAAAATGATACGAAAAAAGCGCTATTTTCTAACATAAAATGGTCCCACACACTTTTTGAACGTTATGGAATAAATAGCATTCAAAAGAATCACTAAAAAACAATTGCAACCAAACAAAAAATATCCAATCAATTTTGAAGGAACTTTTTAACACAACAAACCTCAATTAAGCACCCTTTTTACGGGTGCTTTTTTTTATGCCCAAAATATACTACATTTGCAAATAAAATTACAAACTAAATACAAGCGTAAATGCCTGCAAATAAACGATATAAAAAGACTACCGTAGACAATCTAAACGGTACTTTGCAAATAAAATCTACAAAAGGCAAAAAAAAATTGCAACAAATTGTAGTCAATGAGATGACTAATTATTTACTTGAAAAACCAGACACCCAGAGAAAGGAACTCATCAATCTGTTTTCCAATCGTTTAAAGGTGTCTACACGTACATTTGACAATTATATAGTTGCTGCACGTGACAATGTTAATGCTATTGTCGTTAATTCTTTGCAAAAAAAACAGGAATATTTCGCTAAAAAAGAACTTGAGAAAATTGACGAGGTAATAATAACCAGAGATGAAATAGTTCGGATATTATCTACCATTGCGCGTGGCATTGGACGCTCAATCAATGGAAAAGTAATCATTCCGACCGATAATGACAGAATCCAGGCTGCCAAACAAATATGTAAAATGTACGGTTACGAAGCGCCGCAACGTACTGAAAATATTAACGCTTCGCTTGATAAAATCACGATTGAGGTCATAGATAGCCGTGAAAAAATCCTACCTGTGGACGTCCAGGATGTGGAGGTGATAACTGAATGATGTTAGGATCATAAAAAGTGGGTGTAATTTTGGGTGTTGCAAAGAACTTGCAAACGCAACTATCTGTATATCAATGCTGGATTATAGAGTCGGTGACTCTTGAACCCTAACATCTTTGCAACATTGCAGGTTTGACGCCTAAATTCTGCAAGGTTTGCAATTTGCTTCGTTTTAGCCTCTTTTTTGAGGCTATTTTTTTGTCCTTATTCGATCCATTTTATAAATATCTTTCGTTATATCCAGCCGTTTGCTCCAGGAGGGCAAATATACGGCTACATCCCTATTCAGTAGTTCTACCTGCGAAGTTCTTTTTTTTATCCCGTGAGTTCCTGCCCTACTTCCTTCCTTTTTTGATCCTGCCCGAAACAAAAAACATCCTGAATGACTGTCATTATGACAGTTAAATCAAACCCACAAAAGTGTTAATTTAACATCTGGAAGGGCGGTTTTAAATGTTAAAATTGCCTTGATCCGGTCATTTTTCACTTGTAGGCGGCGGGGGGAGGTATTAGACCGCGCCCTATTTTTTGAAAAATTTTAGTTTCTATGGTTACTATCGTTGTTTTTATTGGTGTTGTTTTGCTAATTAAGCAGTAAATATGTGATTTATAGCGTTTTGTGTTCAATGTTCTTTATTTGGTTAATGAAGTACCCCCCGTACCCTTATTATTTTGTGGATTTACGGGTGGTGTGTTTTTTTTGCTGGTATTTTTTTGGATTTTTTTTGATGTGTATAGGTTTTGATGTTTTCCTATACACGTTGATGTTGATATGTATATGTTGTATTGCATATTTATTCACATTGTTTGGATATTTATGCATTTTACTTGACTGTTTCCATTTTGGAAATTGTCGTATTTGTTTTTGGTTTATTTTTTTTATGCCAATCGGATGACATCATTTTAAAGCGATTTCCGGCATTATTTTTCTTATTCCGAGAAATGCTTGAATTTAGTATTTAAGTGTCTGTAATGTTCTAAAACGAGCCTTATTTTTGATTTTACGTTTCATGACTGTATTGATATTTTTATTTATGGTTTCTTTTTCGATTCTTTTTTTTTATGGACTTTTTGCTATTTGTCCATTTTGTACTGGTGCAGGCTAAAAACTGGCTTAAATTTGTCCATTTTTGATAAAATGCTATTTTGGCGGAAAAAAAATTTTGAAAATATAAAATGATATTCTATCTTTGTCCCCATAATTACATATAAGCGGTTGAATCAGTACACACCGTATGGTTTTATCGACCATGAGATAAAAGTGTTCTTATGTATATCCAGACTGGGAGATAGTCCTGCACTGACTTAAGGGTGTCAACAGGCGAACGCATATCGAAAGATAAAAATCCCGGAGTGTTGTCGGCAGAAGTGCTGGATGTGCAAACAAGTTGAAGACTATTACGTCTGTATTATTACAGAGTTGATAACAAAGAAAGATAGCTTCATACGTAGGTAGCATTACTTACTTGCTTTACATAGTATATCAGATACTGTATCGGGCGTGTGAATAAATGCGGATAAAGACCCTTATGCGAAGTCGGATTATAAACATTAAAATAGATTGATATGAAACGGATGATTAAGAGATTAGAAAAGGACGGATTGGCTTGTGTTTCAGCCAGGGAGTTGTATGACTTTCTTTGTTTTGATGGTAGCCACTGGCGTAGATGGTATCGTAAGTATATTATCAGGAATGTGTTTGTTTCAGAGGGTATAGATTGGTCTTGGCGTGTTCCTGTTGTTTGGGGTTGTCGTAATGAGGATTTCTATATTTCTATTCCATTTGCTATTAATTTGAGTAAGCTTGAAAAGACTGGTATGGGAGATATTCTATCTGATTATTTGAATTCGTTTGAAACGGGTGTTGTTATCCCTAAATTTCTTCCACCTGAATAAATGTCTTCTATGTAAATCTTGGAGTGGTATGTTTTATAACATGCCATTTTTTTTGGAATGCCGGATTGGCTGGTTTATCTTTGCCGGAGATATTTCGAGTATAAATCCATTAAAATGTTGAAAATGGAAGAGTTAGTAAAATTAGAGAATGGGCAGTCCCTGACAACGAGTGTTCAGGTTGCTGCAAAGTTTGGAAAGCGTCATGACAATGTAATTCGTGACATTGAGTTGCTGATCGGTTCACTCCTCAAAATTGAGGACACCCCGAAGTTTGTTAAGAGTCAGTACGTTAGTCGCGGTAAAGAGTATCCGATGTATGTAATGGATCGAGACGGATTTACTCTGTTGGTGATGGGATTTACTGGTGAAAAGGCATTGAAGTTTAAGGTTGATTATATCAATGCTTTCAATAACATGGACGCTGAAATTAAATCTCTTGTTGATGCTGGTATTGACAAAGGACTATCTTCCGTAAAAGAGGTTATTTTGTTGGTAAATGAGAAATTTAATGACTTGAATCGGAGAGTTGTTAATATTGAGGATAGTAAACCATGCAACAATATGCCTAACTATACAAGACCGAAGGTTGTTCCAGGCTCTTATAGTTCTATCTCAGATATGAGGAAGAAGTGCAATAATATTGTTCAGACATACTCAAAGAATACGGGGAAAGACCCTCGTTCTGTATATGGCGAAGTATATTATACATTCTCCATTGTCAATGGTGTTAAATTGAAAGAAAAGGCAAAGGAATTTGATTTGAGTCCGATTGCGACCGTGGATAAACTCGGAATGCTCCCGCAGCTATATGATGTGATTTGTGATGTATGCGATGTAAAACAAACTAAAAATTAATATTATGAAAAAGAAGTATGAATCAAAACCGTATGAAGTTAACCAATTTGATGTTATCCAAGATGTGTTGGTAAAGACAATAAGGGAAGGATCAATGTCACAGTTTCCAGGGAATGATATGCCATGTGAAAACGAGGTCACACCTGGAGATAGAATTAAAGCTGTATATGCCTTGATGGATTTCATTCGATTCAGAAAAGAAATGGATTTATGAATAAACTAAAAAAACAATCAAAATGATGGAAGAGTTAGTATTTAAGAGTAAGAAAGGAACTCCGGTAACAACGAGTTTGTTGGTGGCAGAGAAATTCGGGAAAGAACCAAAGCACGTTAATGAATCAATTAGGAATCTGGTGGCCGAAAATTCGACCGCCAAAAGTTGGTTCATTGAGAGTCAGTATGTTAACAGGGGTAAAGAGTATCCCATGTATGTAATGAATAGGGACGGGTTCACATTGCTGGTAATGGGGTTCACTGGATCGGATGCATTGAAGTTTAAAATAGATTTCATCAATGCATTCAACAAGATGGAAGAGGCGTTGAGGACAGGAGGGTTTGAGATACCTCAAACATTTGCAGAAGCGCTAAGACTTGCAGCAAAGAAGCAAGAAGACAATGACAGGTTGTTATTAGAGAATAAACAGCTTGAAACGAAGATTGAAGAGGATGCACCACGAGTGTTATTCTCCAAAGCAGTGGAAGGCTCTAAAAAATCCGTTCTTATTAAAGACCTCGCTACCGTATTAAAGCAGAACGGTGTAGATATAGGTCAAAATAGGTTGTTCGTGTGGCTTCGGGAAAATGGATATTTATGCAGTGTAAAAGGTGATAGATACAATCTGCCAACTCAAAAATCTATGGATGGTGGCTGGTTTGAGATTAGAAAGTCGGAAGTGTCAAAGCCTGACGGAACGAAGCTTGTGAACAGTACTCCGGTGGTTACGCCTAAAGGACAAATTTACTTTGTAAATAAATTCCTTAAGGAGACGGAAATAAATTACTTTGACTTTGAGAATGCGCAGCCTTTGATTGATCGTATTGAAGACAAGATAGCATCCGCTCTGGATGTTAAGTATCTTGATGCTAAAAAAACAATTTCAGACAGATTCGGGAAAGAAGTGTTCGATAGATTTGAGATATTCCTGATAAACAACGGAGCATTAACAGAGTTCGTTAGATTGTTTGATAATTCTTGGTATAAAAAGTATCATACCGAAAAATTAATGATGGTTAGCGCATTCCGTTGGAGTAGTACTACACAAGGACACGCTTATTGGAAAGATTTATCTGACGGATGGGTATCCATTTGTGATAAGGAAAATAGATGAAACTCGAATACAAATTAGAACGTAAAAAATAATAAAGAAATGGAAATAGAAATTAGCGATAGCGTTATCGTGGATAAGCTCCTGGACAGGATTGAGGAGCTTGAAAAAGTAGTAGAACGATTAGAAAATGATATATGCTTTCTCGAAGAAAAGATGGAAGAAATGGTGGATAGAGAGATGGTTTATAATCACTAAATAGTAACGATATGTTTGATTTAGATATTTTTTATGGTTTCCTAAATAGAGCTGGAATTGAAGATTTATTCGAAAAATACGATCTAACAGACTGGGATATTTGGGGAGAGGATCAGTATCCATACGACATATTAGAGAATGCATTCCTATGGCAAGACACAAAAGAGGGATGGCAGTTTTGGAATGATATAAACATAAGTTGGGTAAAATTTTTGCAGAGTCACGGATATTAACTATCTTTGTGCCGTCCAAATTTCCTTTTATAGTTCAGCTGCCGATTGATTAGATTAGTCGGCAGCATTTTTTTTGTATTATTTAGCTATTTATAAATATTATAAATTATTCCTAACTTTGTCCTGTTAATGATAAAAGTATAGGAGTATGCATATTCAGACAACCCGCATTTATTCCATGATAGACGAAGCTGTCCGTCAGGGAAAGCGTGTAGTTAGCTTGCAGGGCGGTAGCCGTTCAGGAAAGACCAGGAACACGTGTATGTACCTGGTAATATATCTCTGGAATAACCCAAAAACAAGGGTTTCAATAGTACGTAGTACGCTTCCAGCTATAAAAAAATCTGTGGTATATGATGTGATGGAAGTGCTCGATATGTTAAATATCAGAGATGCTATTGATTATAGCAAAACGGAAATGATAATGAGATTCCCCAACGATTCAATGATTGAATTTTTTAGCGTGGATGACAGCCAAAAGATTAGGGGAGCAAAGAGGGACGTTCTTTTTATCAACGAAGCGAATGAATTGCAGTTTGAAGAGTTTACACAGCTTATGATGCGTACAACTAAGTTCGCCATACTTGACTATAATCCATCTTATTCGGATGACCACTGGCTATGTGCCGTCAATCAGGATGTTAAAACGAAACATTATATCACTACTTACAGAGATAACCCGTTTATTGAACAAACCGTTATTGATGAGATTGAAGGGTTAAAAAACAAAAACAAGGCTCTGTATGATATATACTCTCTTGGCATTCAGAGTCTGGCAGAAGGTTTAATATTTCCAAAGATAACACTCATAGATTTCTTTCCATCGAAATGTACAAAGGTCTGTGTAGCAGTCGATTATGGTTTTAGTTGTTTTACTGGAGATACTCTTATAACTACCGATAAAGGAGATGTATGTATAAAAGATATTAAAGTTGGAGATATGGTTCTTACCCGCAAAGGATATAGGAAGGTATTGAAACCAATGTATAACGGAAAGAAAGAAGTACTAAGAAAAAATATAGCACTCGACTATGGATATACAGAAATTAATGCTACCTTTGGGCATAATTTTAATGTAAATAACAAATGGAAGAAATTCGGAGAACTAACAGAAGGAGAAACATTGTATGTGTTATCCAGTTCAACGGTAGAGAGTATAAAAGATACCCAAGTGGGAAACATCCTGACAGGTATTTCTGCCACGAAGGTGGAAGGTCAAACAGACATAAAAGGAGGCTTCATAGGGATGTTTGGGAATTTTATAATGGAGAAATACCGGAAGGCTATGATGTTCACCATGTCGATGGCAATGCGCTTAATAATGAAGTTGACAACCTACAGCTTGTTACTAAAAGCCAACATAGCAAAGTACATGGTACTCTCAAAGACTATAATGAGAAATATGGAGTTGAACACCGTGAAAAATACGGGTATTCGACAGAGAACTGGGCTGAAAGGAGAAAGAAAGTTGATGAGTCCCTCGCGTCTGAAATACGGACTTGTAAATGGTGTGGCGAAGAATTTACACCAACAAACACACACCAGAGATTTTGTGGAAGGAAGTGTCACCATCAATGGCAATACCAATCCGAAGAAAATAACGAAACAAGAGTGTGCGAATTTTGCGGTAAAGAGTTTCAAGGGAACAAATACTATAAACCAAAAACCTGTTCAAAAGAATGTATGTATAAGCTCGCAGTCAGTAAAAAATATAGAAAATAAAGGTTCGTATATTGCGGATGTTTATGATTTATGGGTCGAAGATGTGCATGAATATTTTGCTAACGGTATTCTCGTTCACAACTCCGACCCAACTGCCATTGTAAAATGCGGTGTTATAGATAATAACCTGTATTTGGAAGAGCTATGTTATCGGACACACATGGTAACCGCAGATGTAATTACAGAATTAAAGAAATATTCAAATTACAAGATTGTTTCTGAAAGTGCTGACCCCAGAATGATTCAGGAATTATCTAATGCAGGGCTATTCATTGTTCCAGTGAAAAAGGGCGCAGGATCAAAGGATGCAGGAATATCGTATATGCAGGGGTTGAATATTCATGTCACGAAAGGTAGTTTAAATGCAATAAAAGAATTTAGGAATTACGTGTACATGACAAGTAGCGATGGGAAACAGATAAACCAGCCTATCGATGCCTACGATCACATTATGGACGCAGCCAGGTACTTCTGTATCAATGAGTTAATGGGAAAGTTGAGGCAGGCAAAAGTAATAAACAAAGAAGATTTCGGATTTTTTTAACTATATAAATTTTAGATACAATGGCAGAAGATATATTAAGCAGGGCGGAAAGCCTAAAGATTCCAGGCGACAAAGAGGCGCAGGATAATATATTACACGAATACCTGCAATCCGGTGATGTTTCAGGACTAAAGGAATTGTTCCAAAACCGTGATGCCGAAGTGAAAGCAGCAATACGGGAATATGATCCCGTACTTCATGTAATAAATGAGAAACCAAATAAGAGGAGAAAGGGACAGTCGGATTATATTACAAACAAACTGCCTATCCCATACCAACGTTATATCAATGAGATTGCAACGTTTTTCCTACTCGGGAAACCTATCCGGTGGCGAAATGCTATTGACAATGAGTCGTTGGACGAAGCGTTTAAGGCGTTTGAAAAGTTCCTCCAAAAGACCCGTCACCAGGTGACTACCCGTGAAGCGAAAAGAATAGCAGGATCGGAAACAGAGGCTGCAAAGGTGTACCATCTATATAGGGATGCAGACAATAACCCTAAAGTGAAGGCAGTGGTGATAAGCTATTCAAAAGGATACTCATTGCGTCCATTGTTTGATAAATACGGTGATATGCTGGCATTCGCTTATGGATATACAGAGGAAAAAGCGGATGGGAAAGTGGTAGATAACTTCATAGTGCACACCGATGATAAGATATACAACTTTGTAGATGATGAAGGTTGGGATGTGACTGTTATTCCTAATCCAGTTGGTAAGATTCTTGTAATATACTACCAACAGCCAAAAGAATGGGACGGTGTACAGCCATTGATTGAAAGGATTGAAAAAATCAAAAGCGCAGAAAG